GTGGAGAAGCGCCCCCCAAAAATTGAGGGCACCCCCGGGGGTATGAATGTTAACAAGGTGTTAACAACCCGTGTAGAAAGCCCGTATCTATGGCTAATTCGTGAAGATATTCAGCTGATACCTTGCCTGCCTCGGCAAGCTCGTGACAACTCTCGCATAATGTGATGAGCCAGTCGTTATCAAGCCTACAATCGAAATCGGTTTCGAGAGGTATGATGTGATGCACAGAGAGGTTTTTTGTAACGATAAGCGGCTTATGGTCTGCGGTATATTTGCCGGTCAGACAGAGCCTGCATACGTTCATGTCACGCTCCTTGATCTCAGCCCTCTTGTTCTTCCAGGCCTGCTTACCTCTGAACTTATCCTTTGAGGTGTGCTTCTTGCCACGATAGACAGGTGCAGGTTTCTTCGGACATATCTCACCTTGCTTGTGAAGCCTGCCGCAGTATCTGCAAGACTTAAGCATTCGTCTCACCTCCGAAGTGTTGCATATTCGGGAGCAGCTGGGTGTACCACCCCCGATATGCTTCTCTGAGGAGGCTAATCAAATGTAAGAAAAAGGCTGTGTGCTTCCGATTCTTATTATATCACATATGGATTCGGAAAAAACGGCAAAGCATAAAAATTATTTTGATTTATTGTCATACTCCCGGATCAGCCTGTTTATCTGACGTCTGATAGTACCGTCATCACAATAGCCAAGCTTCATCGCTATGTACCTATAGCTGCGACGGCGCACGAATCTAAGCTCACATATCTGCTTGTGACGTGAACTTTGCAGTGAATCAAAAAACTTTTCACTTTCCCTAAGAACAAGCCAATCAATATTCTCCGTACATAGATTGGGGTTTTCAGCTATCTTCTTGCTGCAATAAAAGCTGTATAGTATATCCTTTGTTGTGCGGGCAGGAAGCTGTTCGCCGTGGTTATGCATAGCTATGATTTTTTTCAGGCGCTTGCGCACTGTGCCCTCATCCATAAAAGCAAGCCTGTCAGCTATAAGTGCATACGACCACCGATACTTGAAGCGCAGAATGCAGATATGAATATCACGTGGTATCTGCAAGGCTTCAAGAAATCTTCCGCACTCGTCGAATTCTTCATCGCTGAGTGTTCTGCTCGGATCATCGCTATAATAATCCTCAAGCTTTTTATGAGTTATCATTGTTTTCTCCTGCCTTTCTTTGGTTTTCGTTTATGTAAGATTATCCTCAGATAATAGCACCCGTCGATCTCGTTAAAGAAATTTGTTATGCTCTCTATCTCATACCCCTGAAGCAGAGGAATATACTCGCACAGTTCGTCACGGTCTCGCCTCCTCGCCAAGCCACTTGGCTATGCACTCGCCGCAGTTATACTCACATTCACGATCCACGTCTAAACCTTGCATTATACATACACCATAGGGCGATTCTTTTAATAAATTCTTGTTCATATCACACAACACATCGAAGATGTTGCTCTTTAAAAGCTTTTCTCTGTTTGTCATACTCTCTCCTCCTTCGGGTTGTATTCCTCCGACCACTTCCTGAAAGCTTCCAAGAACGTTCCTGCCTTTTTCTTTTCGCTATATGTTGCTTTTTCGGGCTTGCCCCTTGCTTTCAGTATTCCGTGATAGTCTTGCAGCGATGTGTCAAGCTCAATGCCGAACCTGTCCTTGACATAGCCGGGACTTTCGTCTATCTCTTTGAACGTCAGCTCTTCTATGCCCGACATCAGTCTCTCCCTGCCTACGCTGTCGAACTCTGCGGCAGTCATAAGCAGCTCCAGCAGCAGGTTGTCAACTATCTCGCTTATCTCTGACGGGTCTGTAAGTGTTGTGTTTTTAAGCACCACCTGCTCGGCTCTCTCGCGGGTGATGATCTCTCCGCCCTGCTCCCGCTCCAGCTTGTCAAGGCGGTAGCGATAATCGCCGTCAATGTCGTAGTCGTTAAAGAGCCTGACATACTCCGCTGCTGAGTCCACCCAGCGATTAAGTCTTTTCTCACCCCACCCGTAGATGAGGTTCAGCACCCTGCACACCGAAGACAGGAAGCGCCAGTTATCCACGATCACCAATTGCAGCCGCAGGTTGAACGCTGCGTATCTGAGTTTGTTATTCTTCATTGTTCATTCTCCTGCAAATCTTTGCTGTTATAAAGTTTGCGATGATCGCAAGCTCACCGTATAGGGTCAGTATGTAGATCATCATCAATATCCTCCAGAGTGAGCCACTTTTTCAAGTACCATACAGCCTTTTCTATATCCTCACGCCCGTTCTTGTTGCGGTGGCGGTAAAGATACTTGAAGGCGTTGCAAACGCAGAAGTCCTTGACAGCCTGCACACCCTGTGTCTCGGTCATAACCTCAATGCACTCGAACTTTCCCGTCTCGTAGTGTGAGGGGTGGTTTACGTTATCCATTGCTTTCACTCTCCCTTGTGATTTTTATGATTATCCTCTCCGCTCTTGCATTGAGTGGCCTGCCCTGTGCCTTGCATATAATGCATATGTTTTCTTTCTTGCTCATTTGTCACCCTTAAAATATTTGATATAGACGTGTGTAGCTGTAAAGCCAACTATGAAAGCGATGATTATTCCTATCATTATTCTGCCTCCTTGTCTATTCTCGCACCGCAGTTCGGGCAGCATTTAAAAGTCTCTGCGCAATTGTCTATGACATTCCAGACATGATGACATTCACTGCATACAATGTAGTCAGTGTCTAATGCACCTTCATACTCCAGACATTCTGGGAAACCTATCCATCGCCCATGCTTCACAAGCTCCGCATCAACAGCATATTCTTTGGCGGCATCTATTACTCGTCTTAATGCAGCCACCGCAACGCCTTGACCTCTTGCTTTCAGCGGCAGTATGTTGTTATGACATATCTCTATGATATCATCAATGCTAATCATTTTCATTTATCTTCACCTCTATATCTTTCCTCAACCTTTTTCTTTAGAACCAAATATGACTCTATGTGTTCCTGTGCTTCTTCTTGCGACTCTATCTTCTTCGTGCAGGCGGCGTGCATACAAAACCTTGCATTTTCGTCATTTCCTTCAAATATCGAATAGTGGAAGTTCTCGCTTAACTCCTGAACGAGAGTGTAGCCCTTATATTCAAAACTTTGCTGTTTTGGTCGAAAGTGATTATCCCAAAAGCATACAGGCTCCTCAGATCCGTTTGCGCTGCTATCCCAATCACATTCAGCTTCGCAGTTCCGGACAGGACACTCGCTGCAAAGCATTATCCTTTCTCCGCAGTAAGGGCAGAACAGGCTGTGACCGTCTTCGGAAGGAAGCCAAGCTACTGTAGCTTCATTGTCACAGTGAGGGCAATGCTCTGTAACATAGCTCGTTTCAGCGACTGAGGAAACAATTATTAGCCTTAGCCGCCTTCTCTCTTTGATAGCGTCAACGCCTATCTTCAAGGCTTCAATATCATCACGATATATCTCGTTATCTCCGTCTTTAGTGATAAACGATTTTCTGTCGTCAATCAAGCTCAGAAGCTGATTGATAGCTTTTTCTTCTTTCATTTGCCGTTCAGCTGTTTTTTCATCTCCTCTTAGTAGTCTCATCACTGCGCCTCCTCTCTCGCTCGGCTATTAGTTCCTGCTCCCATTCAAGCCAACCAGGCTTATCTATCCTCTTGTCACCGTATAGGTCACATATGCGCTGATATTCACAGTCGTGAATCATAACGCTGATATCTTTGTCGGTCAGCTCCTGTAGATGTGGTCTTATAGCGCTTCTCACGAAGTCAGGCATATAGGTCTCCCTGCCCTGGCAATATCTGATAGCACATACAGCCAAAACACCAAACAGCGTTTCGTCGATCTCAATCATATCTGCTCCCTCGCTTTCAGCCTGTTCACCTCGTCGCTGTATAATGCAATTTGCCTGTTGTTTTCCCACATCTTGGTAAGCTCCTCCGGCTCCTCGTGACAGAAGCAGCGGAACGCTATCCTTGCAAGCGGGTATTCGCCTTTATTCCAGCTATGTAGCAGCACTACATCGGGAACACCGTATCTTTCCTTGATAACCGCAAGAAGATAACGTGTGTTCTCACCTCCGCTGCACTTTATCAAAGCGTGAACGTGATCGTGCTCTATCTCCAGTATGCTGTATTTAATTCCACTCTTGTTGTTATTCATGATATTTATATACTCATCGTATATATCTCTTATCTCTTCATTTGTCAGTTCCATACTATGTATTTCCTTTCAATTCAACGTTGTTCATATCAGCTATCGTTTTACCCTGCACCTTGTCTATCAGATGCAGACGATATATGACCTTGCCTGATCTTGAGTTCATAGTGAACTTGCCTATCTTCTCTATGCACTTATACTCTATTTCGCCAAGCAGTGGGTGAATAAGTATAACAGGAAGCTGCTCACGCTGGGCTTTCTTTGCCGTTTCAATATCCATCGGCCTGCACCTCTGTGATACTTACAAGCACACCCTCATCACATTCATTGAAGGTGTATATCTTCTCGGCGGTAATGGATATGACCTGTGCATCGTCAGCATAAGCTATGCCATTAAGCCCGTCAAGGATTATCTTTACGATATTATCTATATCAGGTCGTGAAGTCGGGTGTAGCTGACCTTTTGCAATAGCAAGCTTTTTCTTCTTAGTGTAACTCTTAGGCACACAGAAGTATGCTTTGATATCTATGCTTACGGGCTTGTCAGTTAACTTGCCTTTGCCGCATTTATAAAGAGTGCCTATCATCTTCTCATACGTGCGTGTATTCTCAGGTGTCACCGCATGACCATTCCAGAAGCGTGGCCTTCCCTTACCTTGTGGTCTGCCAGGGATAAATATTCTCATTATTTCCTTATACCTCCTGTTACGTTGTCACCTTGCTAAGGTCTATACTTGCAGCAAACGCCTCGACCGAATCTGGTGATATGCTGCCTTCGGCATTGCTCTGTGATTTGCCGTCCTGCTCTATCCACTTTTTGATGCAGCTATATGGCTTAGTATTAAGCTTGTGGTGCTCCTGCTGCCATTTAATAATAGATTTGATGTATTCATCGACTGTAAGCCTGTCCGCCAGCCGCTCCAGCTCAGAGCGCTCCTCATCGGTGAGGTTGACCTGGTCGAGATTGGCAGAGCGCTGCTTTCTGTCTTTTCTGCTCTTTTCTATTCTATTCTTTTCTGCTCTATTCTTTTCTGTATAAAAAATGTCAGCATTTTCTTCGGAAATGTTTACATTTTTGCTCGAAATGTCAGCATTTTCGGAATTTTGGGTAGTGCAAAGCAAGAGGTACTCAGGTTTGATTTTTGCATACTTGCGCCTGTCAACAGCATCATAGTATCTTTCTTGAATGCCGTGTGATGTAAGTATGCCGTTTTTATCAAACTGTCCTTTGTCAAAAATACCTCTTGCGATTGCTCGCTGCACTATCTCGGACACAACATTGGCACCCACGCCGTTCTTTCTCGCAAACACCAATGCGACGTCGTCATTCCATTCACAATAGTAACCTTCAACGCCGTATATCCTTTGATACAACTTAACAACTATTGCAAATCCATAAAGACCGAATTCTGCTTCCAAAGCTTCTACCTTGGAGTCCATCTGACAATCGAGCTTGAACCAATCAAGTCTCGTCTTAGCCATTCGTTTTTCCTTTCATTCGGTTAATCTATAAACACTTTAAAACGGTACGCCCTCATCCGATATGATTTCTTCATAATCATCGAGTACCGGAGCTTTATCGGCGGTTTCTACCTTCTGTGAAACTTCCTGCTGTGCGGCAGCTCTGCGCTTTTCTACTAACTGCCTATCGTGCTCGCTCACGGGTTGGCGATAGTAAGCGGTGTTATTATCTCCGTCTCCCACCTTTTCACCTGTAAAGCTAACATTATCTACCCATACTTCGGTGGTATAGATCGTTACTCCGTTCTTATCATAAGAGCCCGTCTTAAGGCTGCCTTCAAGAGCGATCATTCTGCCCTTGCCGAAGTATCTGCCTATAAACTCAGCTCTCTGTCCGAAGGCAGTGCAGCTGATAAAGTCAGCCTGCTTTTCACCATTCTTTGTAGTCCTGTCAACCGCCACCGAAAAGCTCAGAGCAGAAGCCCCCGAAGGGGTCTGCCTGAGTTCCAGATCACGGGTGATGCGACCCATAATAATAACTCTGTTAAGCATCATGCACCTCGCCTGTCTGCTCATCGACTGTCATATCAGAATATTCAGTGTCAATTATATCTGCCTGCTCCGAAGGTACAGAATACATATCATCGGAAAGTTCGTTCTTGATAGTGCCGTCCTGTGTGATACCTCTAACAAAATCGCTCTTCAGGGGTGCGTATTTGAGCACACGCTTAAGAACTGTCTTCTTTGCCATTTCCTCAAAGCTGGTCTTCCAGGGTGAATACTGCGAGCCGTATGCCTTTGAATACTTCTGTGCGTGCTGCTTTATATCCTCAACACTCATTACCTCGAAGCCATAACCGCCCGACTTTGTGCGGAACATAGCATACACCTTGATGAGCTCGCCCCTGTTCTTGTCGGCAGGTATGTGCCTGAGCTTCGGCTCTATGCCGTATTCACACTCAAAGGTGTCATTTTCATAAACACACTGTGCCTGAACAAGTTCTACCTCTCCGGAACGATAAGCAAGATCTATAAGACCCTTATAGCCTATCTGGAACTGCACCTCTGTGATGCCCTTTTTATTGTTCTTAAAGGGCAGGATATATGCCTGACCAAGTGGAGTGTTAGGCTCAAGACCAAGCTGTGCTGCGCTCATCATAGCTGCTAAAAACGATAACTTGTCACACTTGGCGAGCTCGGGGTTAGAGTTGACCGCCGTAAGGGTCATACGTGTAAACCTCTCGGGAGTGATGACCGAAGGCAGCGCTTTGGCTATCTCTCCCTGCATTTTCTTGATGTAGTCGTTAAGCGTGACAGGCTTACCTCTTGCTGCTATCTCGCCTGTTGTTTTCTTGATTATACCTTCGTTTGCCATTTATGATACCTCCTTGATTTTGAATACTCTTGATGATGACTGCTTCATGAAGTTGTTAAGGTCTATCTCTGGGTGAGCTTTGGTAAGCGCAGCCTTATCGAGTGTGTTGCGCACCTGCGTTTTGTACGTGACCTTGTAGCCCTCACATACACCTGTACCACATTCGGCCATGTATGCCTTTATCTCATTATCAATAGCTGCTTTCTTTTCTTCGAGCTCTTTTATCTGACATTCAAGCTCTATTCTCTCGGCAAGTGAGCGGGTAAAAGGTGCTATATCTATCTCGCCGTCCTCGCTCTCCGGATAAAGCTGTTCTATTGTATGGCTGCATGAATAGCTGCCATCAATCTGAGGCTCTGCCTTTTCTGATACGCAGTTCCAAAAAGCTTCCTCGCTCTGCCTCAGCGCCTCGATGTCTTCCTCATTGCGCTCTATTTCAAACCACAGGAACTCTCTGCCCAGTACAAGCACCGCAAGATACCATTTCGGGTATCCTGTAACCATCATATAATGCTGGCACTGCACATAGTAGTTGGCGGGAAACTCACCGCCTTTGAACTTGCTCGTATTAAGCGCTGATGTAGTCTTACATTCAAGGCCTGCTTTCTCACCTATTATAAGGCGGTCTACATTGGCGTGTGCGAAAGGTATATCTGTATTCCTGATGATGTTGTTTTCACGTCTCACACGCTTGCCCGTGGCCTCTTTGAAGCGCTCGGCCACATACTGTTCAAGATCGTGACCAAGGCGCATAGCTTCATTTGATTCCTTGGGAGGAATACGCCCGAGCTTATCCGCCCACAGCTCATAAGGTGAGCTGTAAGGGTTAAGCCCTACGATAGTCGCTGCATCAGAGCCGCCGATGCTCTCACGCCTGTCGGCAAGCCAGTCGGCTTCGGTCATGTTAAGTGTAGATTTCTTGATTATCATTTACTCGCCCTCCATATTCCTCTTTTTGCTATCTCCGATATATCCGTGATCATGCGGTCATTGGCGACCGATACGGGCATTACATAGCCCGTGGTGATAAGCCCACCCGCCGAGATCACACACCCGCCGTCCGGCAAAGGTGTGCAGTGGAACAGATCGTCTTCCTCAAACGGCTTTAAGTATTCGGCGTGAACTGCATATATCTTACCGCAGTCAAACAGTACATACTCTTCACCGCCAAAGCACACGCTTGTTGCAAGCTGCTCGGCGTATATCGTTTCTGCATTGGTGTTAAGTATTTCGGGTATATCCGTGATAGCAAACACGTGGCCTTTCGGCTTGTCTATGCCCAGTACCGCTGCCAGCTCGCCCTCAGTCTCTATCTCAGGAAATCCGCTCACATCGTAAGCAGCCGTACCGTTTGACAGCAGCCGTCTGCCGCTGTCATTTCTGAAAAGTGTTATCGAGGCGCTTTTCTTTATTATGTTAATAGCTTTTTGTAACTTCATTTGTTATTTTCCTCCGATTCATAACCTAAAACATACCCTAAAAGTAAGAGCCTGTTTTTCGTCCATTCAATCAGTCGCTCTGAAACTGATGCAAAATCATCTTCATCGGTGCTGACGATCAGCACATCACCTACCATACCTTGCTTAAAGATCGAGGCGGGCTCGTTGGCTGTCTTGCCTTTCAGCCGCCCCTCCTCATCGCATATGAGCACCAGATCTGATGCGAGCGTCACCGTCTCGATGTATCCCCCAACCTCGTGCTGAAGGGCTTCGAGGGTGTTGTCTATGTCCTTGATGCTGCACACGCCGTCGGCACAGAGTTTTAATACTTTCATACGTACCTCGCTCTCTCGTGGGCTATCCTGTCGTATATCTGCCCTAAGTCCCACGCCCTCTGCTCGGCTTCCGTCATCGAATTGTAAATAAAAAGCATATCCTCTGTTGTAGCTAACAGCCATTCAGGGCACATTTCCGGCTCAGGCTCTTGACTTTTCGGCTCGTCTGTGCTATCATTAGGGTATAAAATATCTATGTTATCTTTGATAACTGAGTCCGTATCGGTGGCAGCCGGTGCGGGCTCTTTCTTTGTCTCGGCTTCGGCTATCATCTTATTCACCGCCTTGTCGAAATCTTCGTTTATCTGTGAGGGCTTGTCCTTATGCAGATACCTGCTTACTGTGGCTGTTCCGATGCCCAGCTCATCAGCTATCTCCTTATGTGTCTTACCCTGCTGGCGAAGTTCGTTGATCTTAGCTATGGTCTTGGTGGTTATCTTCTTGTTACCGCCGAAGAGAGGTTTCTTCTCGCTGCTCTCCCTTCCCGAGAGGAACTCCCTCACCGTCTCCACCTCTAAGCCTGCTGTCTGCGCTATCTCTTCTACCGTCTTGCCCTTAGCGCCCAGGGCTGCTATCTGGCATTTCTTCTCTCTTGTTAGCTGCATTATGCTGCTCCTTTCCTGTTGTGTCTTACCGTCATTTTAATGTCGTCGAAATCCTCGCCGCAGCGGTCACGAAGTTGTGACATTTCCCGCTCGAACTTCTGCCTTATCCTCTTGCGCCTGTCCTCTTGCGCCCAGCGCCTCTTACGGACATCATCGTATAGCTGTGCTAACAGGTACATCAAAAAGCCCGATATAAAGCAGCACAGCAGCGCTTCACCTATTGTCATGATGTTGTCACTTCCTTTCCTACGAACCCCAGCGCCACGGCCTTACGGTAGCGCCGTTCGAGATCCTTGATATCTAACCCCCACTTCTCGTAAGCGAATGTGGTATCGACTGCGTGAACCTCAAAGAGCGGTATGCCTGCCTCTATCTGCAAGCGCTTGATGCGGTTGAGATACTGCCTTGCTGCCGAGGTCGTTATGCCGAAGAGCTCGGCTATCTCCTTGGAGGTCAAGGTCTGATGCATCGTGTATATGCGCACCGCCGTTTCAATACTGGTGATGTGTTTCATATAGGTCACCTCCTATTTCATATCCTTATATGCCATTTTTACTAAAGCGCAAATAAGCAGTATTTTACGAATTTTCAAATATATTTCGGAAAAAACAGCATCATTTTAACGCCAAACAACAACATATTGAATTACTAATATGTTATGATTGATACTTACCACAATATATGGTAGAATTATATCATACCACAGTAAAGGAGGTGGTATGATGAATACTAAACAGACAAGCAAGTCTGTTGCGAGCAAGGCATCAAAGCTGCTTACCAGTCAGAAATCCACAAAGACGGTAAAAAGCGTTGCTGCAAGCGCCTTGTCTCAAACCAAGTCCGGTAAAAAGAAATAGTACCGTACTGTTAAGAGGGTGAAGTGTTCCCGCACTTCGCTCTCTTATTCTTTTCTGTCCGCCCTGAAGCTCAGCAGCACCATAAACAAGCGTGTCATTTCGGGAAGAGCCTTGACTTCTTCATCGGTCTTGGCACACTGCTCACCGGAAACTCTGCATATAAAGTCCTGCACTGCAACTATTACTTCTTCAAGCATATTGTTTTCTTCCATTTCCACACCTCCTTATATGAGTGCCTTATAGATATCCTGCATAATAGCTATGCAGCTGTCGGCGGTAACTTCTACTCTGATTATGCCGCCGTTGAGAAATAGTATCTCTACAAGTTCTCTGTCGTCAGGCGTTTTGTTATAGGTAACAGTTCCGATACCGAGCCTTGTATAGTTACGCAGTGCATAACCAAGCGTATCTACAAAGGCGGCTTTGTTTTCCATTTGTTACACCTCCTTGATGTTACTCTCGGCTCATTACCGATATATCTGTGATTCTTCTCAGTATATCGAGCCGTTGCTCCATTGGCTCTCTGAGCGTACCCATATTGTTCATAGCGCCTTTCAGCGCCTCTGTCAGGCATTCCATTGCGAGGATATAAAACGGTATATCGAGCTCTGATATGAAGATAGCATCAAGTATCTTGTTCTCTATCTCCACAATAGCCTCGCCTGAGAGCCTGACATTTTGTTCTAGTCTTTCGCCAGGGTCATTGATTCCCTTTGTCTTGTCAATGATCCCGGCTTCGTAGCTGTCAGTCAGATCGCCCTTAGCCTTTATGATTATTGTGCTGTGCATTTGGTTCACCTCCTTGATGTTGCTCTCAATATCCGTCATCATACCATAGCTGCCTTAGCCTTGCCCTTGACTCTGTGTACCTTTGCACGCCATACTCTGCGCATCTCTATCCTTGCAGGCTGCTCGGGCGTGTTCAAGAGGTCGTCCAGCGTGCACTCAAAGAGCGCTGCGAGCTTTTTGAGTGTCAGCGTATCGGGGTTGCGCGTGCCCTTCTCCCATGAGCCTACAGCAGCCTTTGACACGCCCAGGATATCGGCGAGCTTTTCCTGTGTAAGGTTATTAGCTTTTCTGAAGAACTTTATCTGTTCCATTTCCATACCTCCTTTCACCACCGTCATTCACTGTGGGGGTTGTGTGTCGCAATTATGCGACTAACTGACTAAAAAAAATAGCCGATGCTTCCTCTCCGGTAAGCGAAAGAATATCCACCAGCTTGTCAGCTTCGCCTATCTCAAAGGAATTGTTTTTGAGTTTGCGGTAAAAAGTTGCCGGATTTATACCTAATTCAGTAGATACACCCTCAATACTCTTGCCCTTCTCAATTATTTTGCCCTTTAGTTTCTGAACATCTAACACAAATATCCTCCTTTCCGTGTCGCATATATGCGACTTCTTTAAACATATAATAACATAACTTTTGGTGTTTGTCAATACCCTTTTCGCATTTTTTTAGAATTTTTTTGTAAATTTCAAAAAAGGTATTGCATATTTGCGAATTTTATGCTATAATACAATAAAGTATAACGCCAAGGAGATGATACAATGTCTATTGGAGATAGAATAAAAGCACGCAGAAAAGCCGTTGGGCTTTCTGTAGATGAGCTTGCGGCAAAGCTCGGGAAAAATCGTGCTACTGTGTATAGATATGAAAGTAACGATATTGAGAAACTACCCACAACAGTATTAGAACCTCTCGCAAAGGCTCTTGACACCACTCCTGCCTACCTTATGGGCTGGGAAGACACCCCCACCGTCGAATCCAACGCCACTATGCTGCCTGACAGCAACGTGAGAATGATACCGGTGTATGAGAGCGTGTCAGCAGGCTTCGGGGCGCACGCTGAGAATATGGTCGTGGACTATATGCCTCTATACATCGTAAGCGCTACCGAGGCTGAGAATACTCTTATCATACGGGTAGAGGGCGACTCGATGTACCCCAAGATAGAGGACGGCGACAGCATACAGGTGCTAAGGCAGGACTTTGCCGAGAACGGACAGGTGGCTGTGCTGCTCATCGACGGTGAGGACGCTGTGGTAAAACAGTTCTTCCACGATCCCGATGCCAAGACGGTAACGCTGCACTCATTCAACCCCGATTACAAGGACAGGGTGTTTGAGGGGATAGAGATAACCAAGCTGAGGATCCTCGGCGTGGTTAAGAGGGTTATCAAGGATATATAGGGAAAGATTTCAAAAAACAATAAAAAATCGCAAAAGCTATTGACAAATTGCCGAAAATGGGATATAATAATATTGTGGAACAATACCATGATATATGATAGTAAGCCTTCGGCAGTACTCCTCCCACCATAAGGGAAGCGACGAACCCGAGGGCTTTTTGTATTTTAGGAGTGTGAAAACAATGGAATACTCAACAAAGCATCAGATAAAGACTGCTATAATGGTCGATGGTGGCTTCTATAAAAAGAGGGCTTACTATTACAATGGATTTGAAAGCCCCGAAGACAGCGCCAAGGCATTGAATGATTACTGCTACAGCTTGTTATCAAGCCGCTATGAGGATAGATTTTTATATCGTATCTTTTATTATGACTGTTTGCCTATTTCTAAAAAAGTATACCACCCGTTATTACACACAACAGTTGACCTGGGTAAAACAGATGAATACAAGTGGTCAACAGAATTTATAAAAACCCTTAGAAGCTATAGAAAGTTTGCTGTAAGGCTCGGCAACTTGTCTGCTGAAACCGCACAATATACTTTAAAGCAATCGTCACTCAAAAAGCTGATGAACGGAACTATAAGCCCCGAAGAGCTCACTGAAGACGATTTTCAATTCAGAATTGAGCAAAAAGGCGTTGATATGCGTATAGGTATAGATATATCTTCTCTGGCGCTCAAAAAGCAAGTGGATCAGATCATACTTATCTCAGGCGATAGTGACTTTGTGCCTGCTGCTAAGCACGCAAGACGTGAGGGCATTGACTTTATACTCGCCCCCATGGGCGCTACTATCAAGCCCGACCTATTTGAACATATAGACGGTATGATAAACCGCCCCAAGGAGAAAATAACGAAGACTTATACCGAAAAATAAAAAACCGCCCCCGGTGCTGGAACACCGAGGACGGAGGGGTTATGATATAATCACAACGATTGCAAGTATATTATATCATAACCCTGCTTAGATGTCAATATTTAAGGAGGGATAATATGCCAATATACCCCATTAAAAACGAAAAGCGTGACGGGCAGCAGAAGTACAGGGTGATCTACAACTACACTGACCGCTCCGGCAAGTACAAGACTGTTGAACGCACCGTCTACGGCAAGGCTGCCGCCAAGAACAAGGAAGAGGAGCTGCGCATACAGTTCTCAGCAGCCACCTCGACAGAGTTTGACGACACCATGACCGTGCAGCAGCTCTTTGACGAGTACATCAGAGCCAAGAGCTATGAGACCAGGGAAAGCACCCTCGACAAGTCAAGGCGCATACTCCAGGGCAGAGTACTTGACACTATGGGCAGCGTCAGGCTGTGCAAGCTCTTCCCGAAGGTAATGCAGGAGTGGAAGCAGCACATCGAGGAGATAGAGACTATCACCAAGCTCTCAACGAAAAAGGGCATCTATAAAGAGTTCCACGCCCTGCTCAACTACGGCGTTAAGATGGACTACCTCCCGAGAAACCCACTCGACAAGGTAGGCAATTTCAAAGATGCCTACGAATACAAGTCAGAAATGCTCTTCTACACGCCCGAGGAGTTCAAAAAGTACATCGGCGCAGCTAAAGCCATGTGCGAAGAGGAGCAGGCTAAGGGCTACTACGGCAGCTGGAACTACTATGTGTTTTTTATGATTGCCTACTTCACGGGTATGCGCAAGGGCGAGATCACAGCGCTGACCTGGAAAGACATTGAGGGAAGCACCATACACATCACCAAGAGCCTGAACCAGAAGCTCAAAGGCGAGGACAGGGTCACGCCCCCGAAGAACAAGAGCTCGGTGCGTGACATACAGATGCCGCAGCAGCTCATCACCGCCATTGAGGCACACAGGGAGCGCTACAAGCTGCTTCCGAGTTTTAATGAGAGTATGTTCGTCTGCGGTGGTGACAAGCCCATACGTGACACGTCAATAGCCCTGGCGAACGAGTCATACGCCAAGGCAGCAGGCGTGAAGGTGATACGCATACACGACTTCCGGCACAGCCACGCAAGCCTGCTCGCCAACGCCGGCATAAACATAGCCGAGATCGCACGCCGATTAGGACACTCGGACATTAAAATGACCTTACAGACGTATGCTCATCTTTACCCCTCGGAAGTTGACAGGGCACTCGTTATTCTGAATGAAGTTGAGTTATAACCACGATTTTCACAACTTTTCATGGTTTTTTCATGGGAGATAAAAATAAACCCGCCTATTTAGGCGGGTTTATTGCGTTTGGTGGAGCTGACGAGAAGAAAAACCGCCCGAAAATTGGGAAATCTCCTCACCACGCCAACACAAAAAGTGCGTATTTACGGGGCTTTTATACCGTCAAAAATAATTGATATAAGTTAAATAAATATTTTTCATGGTTTTTTCATGGGAGAAACTATTGACCTTTATGCTCCACGTAGACCTTTTCTTTGTAGCTACACTTGTATAAAATAACAAAAAGCCACCCATTAACGGGTGGCTTAAATTTTTACATCTTCTTATCAATCTCTTCATTCAGCTTTGTTATAAAATCCATCCCCGCAACGCCGTTCTGAGCATAACCCCATTTCTTCAGCAGCTCATTTGTCGCCTTCTCAGTGCCTTCGCCAAATTTCTTATCAGCGTTTACACCTTGCTTAAGAATTCCGAGCTTCTTGGCTCGAATAAGGTGCAGTTTAAAGGCATATACCCCGATCGTGCTGTCGCCTTTGACGTATCCTTTTTCGTCGAGTACCTTTACCGAAGGCTTCGGCGTGGGCTTCTTGTAGCCGTTATATCCGCCCTCTTTGATGAGCTTGGGATAGTCTACATAGCAGTAATCGTGGTCTACGCCCGAAGATATGCCGCTTACGACCCACTCGGAGCTGTTCTGCCACATACCATACTTGCCTGTGTAGTTCAACTTGCCGCCGTATTCGGCTATCCACAGTGCATAGCGGTCAAGGGTAGACTGCGAGAAGTAGTTCTGTGCTGCGTATCTGCCTGTATACAGTCCCGCATAGTAGCCGCTTGCTTCGAGACGGGAAAGAAATGCCTTTGTGATACTGTCACAGAACGCCTTGCCCTTGTTGAACTGGCTCTGCTCCTCAACATCATAGTATATAGGATACTCAAACTGCTTGCCCTTGATAGCGTTAAGGCAGGCCTGCGCCTCCTGTACGGCGTCAGCCTCACTGACAGCATACGAGTACCAGTATGCGCCGACCTTGATGCCTGCGGCCTTACAGCCTGCATAGTGCGTCTCGAACATCTTGTCCTTCTGCGACACGTCACGCCCATAGCCTGCCTGTATGATGACAAACTCTACCCCACTCGCTTTTAACTTATTGTAGTCAACGTTTGTCTGACAGTACGAGATATCTATTCCTTGTTTACTCATCTTGATTTCCTCCTTTATCTTCTAAGTGCTTTTTCAACTTGTTTATGGCTTTCGTTAAAAATGGCGGCAGGGGTACACCTATCTCGCCGAGGTTTTCAAGCACCGATATACACTCGTTGATGATGAGCCATATCGTCACGATCAGGCCGAGGTAGTATGACATCTCTATGCCGATACCGACACCCCGCAGGCCTGAGTACAACACCCAGTCCATGACCGCCGCCACGATCACAACGCCAATGTAACCTATTTTTTTGACGATACCTTTAAGCCCGACCTTGCTCGATAGCTCACCTTTGATGTAAGCCGCCGATATGCCCGATATGTAGTCCACCGTCATCATCACGATGAGCAGTGATAGAGGTATGAGTATCACACGAGTGTACGCCAGCAGTCCCGCAACGGCAGCAGAGATGAGAGCTTTGATTTTGTCCATATCAGCCGCCTCCCTCTTTAAGCGAAACTATCTCATCATACTCTGCCTGCGTTATCCAGCCTTTGATTACGGCGTTTTGCAGCTTTGTGTCGTCCCACAGGCTGAGTATGTAGTAACTTTTCACTTTTTCATAGTTCTTGCTCATAATTCGATATCCTCCATCATAGCTATATAGTCTATCTTTGCTGTTATCTCCTCAGCGAATTTCTCCTGCGGTGTCGCCTCTGATATGATTATATGCCAGCCGTCAGCGTCCTGCCAGTAGTTGCGCAGCAGCATATCTGTATAGGCCTCGCCGTTTATCGTGATGCGTGAGAGATTGGAGACTGTTAGCTTGTCCTCCCCCACGTCAACAGGCGATATAAAGTTGTTGCCATTAAGGGTGAGATTATCTATTATCGTGCCGTCATATAGTACTATTGTGTAGTTTTCCATATTTATGCTCCTTTCAGGCAGAAGTACGGGCGTACACCCAAAGAGGCCGTACATCCACCGGCATTATATGGTGTGCCATTGTTAATGATGTAAACAAAATCGGAAATTGAAATAATATCCCTTAACCAAAAACTTCCTCGTGGACTCAATGGAATAAATTGGTGGGCTATTTTAAATAGTTGAAATTGCGAATCGCTAATACCAAGATTACGAGCGTCTTGTGAACCGCCCATCCACATTTTTTGCCCAAGGATTTGAGCCTGATTCATAATAGATATTTTCGTTGAATGCCAAACCCAGCCGGAGGGATTTCCGTTTGATACGGCATTACATAATAATTCCCTATGTGATAATAGAAAATCCGATCCAAACGCATTTGCTATCCGATTATATACAGTTCCAGAAGTGCCCAATCCTAATGTAGTCTGGAACATATAGCTGCCGTAATATCCTGTTGATGTATCATTACCCGGGTTCATTGATGATGTAGTTAGGCTACTATCTGGTACAATAACAATATGATGCGTTGTGCATTCGGTATCACCGTGATGCATATAGTAGTCGATATCTGCAATACGCCAGTTAACGCCACCTATCGTCCAGTAATCGCCCACAAACAGATCATCGAAACTACCGTCTGCAATCGCCGCTTTTTGAGCCGAAGTAAACGATGAGCCGAGATACTTGCCACGGAACACCGAAGCGTGAGACTGCCCAGATGTCGTAAATATCGGTTTAAAATTGCTGTTGAAGTTCGTAGCATAGCTACCCTGTGTATATGTGGCAAAGCTGCTGGAACTGTATGTTGCCGCCGTGCCAAGCCCTAAGTTCGTGCGAGCGTTGGACTTCTGTGTTGAGGTAAGCCCCTGTGATGAGGTGTCATAGCGTACAGCTCCGATATTAGCAGCTGTGATGTTAACATTACCTGTGCGATAGTCGGTTTCGGTGTTGCCCTTTACGCCTGAGACGGCAGCGGAGGGTATGTCGTTTAGGGTGGCTAATTCATATCCGTTATATTCGATTTTGTCATACTTGCAAGTTAAACGTCCCTCAGTGTTTTGCAGACTACCTATAGACATATATCCATAATTACCATCGTCAGTGAAAGATATGCCTTGGCTATAGTATGTGTCCACGCCCCATATTCCTGTGGAATCTGGAAATCTTAAACTGCCTGTCATACTGTCGCCCGACTTTTCGACCTTGGTATTATCCCTTGCATCGCCGCTCGCCAAATTGGAAAGCACTGTGGCGATATCGCTCAGATGCCCCCTTATTGTATTGATAAGCTCCTGCGTGCGGGATTTATTTAAATAATTGTGGCTCATTTTGCCACCTCCTCATCAGGTCGTTGTCCACATAGCAGCAAGCTCCTGCGCTGTTATGTCTACAAGATCAGCTTCGAGTAGATATCCCGTAAGGTCTACGAAGCCCGAAAGCACATCGTACTTGTATGAGGGGCTCTGCTCTGTGCCTACATCAACAATAACAACGTTAGTGCCGGCGGGATAGGCCTTGCCTGCACCCTCAACGAAGTCGGCAGTCGTGTTAAATGCGTCAGTGACGTTGACTACCTTGCCTGCATTAGCGGCTGTGAGTGAAGGCAGGTTAGAAAACGCCACCGAGCCTGCAGGGCGATATACGCTCGATACCGCAGCATCGACCTTGTTATCGACCTCGGTCTTGGTGTACGCATCTGTGATGCCATAGCCCGAAATAGTCGTGGCGTTGTCAGCCTTGCCCGAAAGTCGGGTTTTGATCTCGTTGATGAGTTCCTGTGTCCTCGCTGCGTTAAGATAGTTATGTGTTGCCATAGTAAATGTCCTCCTTTAATTTATTCACCCCACATATCCGCCAGCTCCTGGGCAGAAAGTGGTGTCATACCTAATTCGTCGAATGTTTTGTTGTTTTCGAGGGTGTTGCCCTCTATCTGCGGCTTGTTGTTCAGATTGTTGTAGTCATTTTCGTAGACTTTCTCAGCTCGGCCAACACTCCCGCTCACGTTACCTCTCGGGGTGAGGGAGCCGGAGATGTTGGCTCTTGGCGTTATTCGTCCTCCAATCTTATCCATCTGCATCACCCTTTTTCGCTATTGCTTCAAGTATCTCAAAAACATTACAGTCAATAAACGTTTTAGCATCACCATTTGGCCATACGTACAAGCAGTCATACTTATACGCCATCGCAGGCAGGTTTTCAGTATCCTCAGGCTCAAGGCGCAGAATGAATGCTTTTTCTATGTCGTCCCAATCATCAACGGATAAGACTTTCTTTATAGCCACTTTTCCGCCGCTCATCACCTTGAAAACTACCCTATCACCATTCTCCGGTACTATCGGCACGCCCTCGTTATCGAAAGCCACTATTCCCACCTCGCCGGTATTGCCTTGCGTAAGTATAAGTTCTCCGTTAGAGCCTACATCGAACATTTTTAAACACCTCCCTATTTAATTCTTATCCTAACGTGCGTGCTGTCGAGTCGCTCTAAAACTCTGTACGCCCCGTTGCCTGTCATAGCCGCTGTGCCTATTCCGCCGTCTGTCGGCCTGCAATAGCCGTTTACTACACACGTCCCGTCATCTATCACTATCAGCTTGCCGTGTGTACCTACCGCCGACCATTCCGCCCGCTCGGCTCTCGGTATGTATGCCTGCTCTGGATCATACTCTGCTGATATTTTCGGCACAATACACATTTCCTTGTATGTCTCTGTGCTTCCACTTTCACCGTGCCTTTCACGTGTCACCTCTATTTCTTCGGTAACTATTCTCTCGAATATATCAGTTACAAATCGTTTCCGCCAATAACCTATATCGGCGTCACCAATTACCGAAGGTGTGGCTGATACAACACCTAAGATGTAATCATCATCGGCGTTTGCATATCTTATCTTGCCGCCTTCGTAGGTGACAAAATGCCCAGTTCTATCTTCGTTGTCGAGGTTGCCGTCAAGCCATTCCTCGTATTCGGCATAGTCAGCACCAAGTGTGTTGTAACTGCCTTTGGCGTATACGTTGCCGTCATTATGCACCTCGAAGCCATTTTCTCTTGTTTCTACGTTGCCAACTTCCGTTCCTACTCCGATAACAAATCTTCTTTGTCCTGTCGTTGCGCTGGTGTCGTTTAATGTTCCAAACACCGCCACATAGTTAGCGTCACACTTAAGCTTGTAGCCAAACGCTGCACAGTACATATTTACATCCCATCGACTTTGGCTCGTGTCCGCACCTGCTTCGCAGTATTTTCCTACTGCAATTGATCCATCACAGGCGTAGTTGTTATATCCGCCTACGATAGCCGAATATCTTGCATGATTGTATGTACCGCCTACAACGCTTCCTTCGCCCTTTGTTGCATCATTTTGATACCCTGCAATAATATTTCCGTCTGAAGCGTTAACGTTATTTCCATAGCCTCCTATGATGTTAAAATTGCCGCCTGATGTCATAGTATTATTGTTACCAAAAACGGCATTATCGTTAAATGTTCCTCCTGATAGCGTGTTTCCATATCCACTTATAACGTTGCCCAACGCCATACCGTCGATTTTACCGAAACGACCTATAACGGTATTGCCATTGCCGCCGCCTTCGCTAACGTTGTTGTTACTGCCTGCAACTAAATTTTCCGAAAATCCGCCGCCGACCGTGTTCCAACCGCCAAATATTGCCGACCTGTAAACTCCGTCTTTAACTTGATTATCACTACCACCAACGATATTGTCGCTCGCACCGCCGTATACCTGATTGTGTGAGCCGCATATCAAGTTGCGTTGTGCATACTGCGTGGCGCTATTATTTGCGCCTTTTAGTGTATTGTATGCTACATTCGAGCCGCCGTCAGTTACGTTGTTAACATAGTCGTTAAACCTTTCGTTGCCATTGCCCAAATCTTCGCCGACTCCCGGCTTGCTGACGCCCGCTCGGAAGAGTATCACCGCATCCGCAAGGCTTTTGGTGTAGCCCAGCCATACGCTTTCACCCGCCGCAAGCCTGTCACCCGATTTGTTGAGCGCCTGAATATCTCCGTCACCTACATCAACTACCGCCGAGCTGCCGTCTGTCGCTACGCTCTTAATGTCGCCGCTTATAAGCTTTATCGTCAGCCCTGCCGGCGTTTTCGGCCTGAATGCCGCCGCTAATCTCTGCGCCGCCTGCGCTAATTCATTCGTGTATTCATCTGCCATCGTTCCACCAGCTTTCATAAGGAATGTATTCAATAGGCGTTGCGTTGATCTTCATGCTGCCGCCCGCAAGCGGAGCACTCACGCTTTGCACTATCAGCTTTTTGCCGTCTTTGCTTATCGGTACGTCAACATCTATGTGAGGTATAAATGCCGCCTCGAAGCTCACCGCCATTTTCGGTGCTGTTTTCTTTTTCAGGAGGTAATTTGCGTACATCTCGCACTTTCTTTCACTGTCGCCGTTGCCTATCGTTTCTTTCTTGTCTCTCCGCTCACCGATAAGGCTTATCCTTATCGGGCTTTGCGGATTGTCGTTTTTCGCCGTGTATCGGTAAACACGCCCGTCTACATTCGAGCCCTCAACAGTCTGCGCATTATATACATCATCGAAGTTCACGCTGTTCTGTGCTTTGCTGCTGTTTGCATCGTCAAAGTAAAAGATAGGCGCTAAGTAGTAGTAATCGTCCGATATGTTCCTCACTATCCTCAGCCTGCCGTATGTATCGTAGTATGCGTTATACATAGCCGTCTGCGCTATCTCTTCAATGACTGCCGCAGGATAGAAGCTTTCGTTTACGACTATTTGTCGCTCTAACCTCATATCATCAAATTCGGGGTCACATACCGGCTCAACATCGTCAAGCATATATCCGTTTCCTATCGGCTGCTGTAATAGGTCTCGCAGTACCGATATAAACTTTATGCTCTTATCTGAGAGGAGGTTAAGCTGTTCCGTGCTCGGTATCTGTAGCTGTGCCTCCGTGTTGCCAAGCTTAACACTTCCGTCAAGCAAAGCCCACTTATCACTTATGGTGACTGTCGGCTCTTCCGCTGACCCGCTCACCGACCGAAGCACAAACACGCCCAAACTAAACCAGTATGTATCTTCACCCATCTGTACGCCCTTGAAGATCTGAAATTTTCGTAAAGCCCAAAGCAGCTTGTTTTCGTTAACATCGAGCGTTCCGTCATCGTTTATCAGCTTAAGCGTTCCCTGCCGCCTTGCACCACGATTGACCGCCGATAAAGTTATGCTGCTCCCCGCAAGATCGCACTTGTCGGTTATATCCCCCAGCGTTTCGCCTTGCCAGTTGAGCACCTTTATCATTGTCTTATACGTGACTTTCCCAGCGTTCAAGGCCTTAACATAGGCGCTGTCGTATCTGTCGTAGTATTCCGCCATCAGACGATCACCTCGTCTAAGTCCTTAGTCTGCGTAAAGTTAAAGCTTATTATAGTAGCCCCCGCATCGTTCTTCTTAAGGCTCTTGTCGGTTATTTTTCCGACAATGCACCCTCTGTCGGGTATCTTAATCAGGTACTCACTGTCGTCAAAGAACTCTAACGCCTGCTTATAGGTGCTTGTGTTGTCATTCAGGCTGTAGCTGTAGCCGCTAACACTCATCTGTGTTATAGCTGCCGAGAAGTCGCCCGATATGTAACGCCCGCTCTCCTTGATAACTATAGGATTATCGCCCGTCTTGATAACGGCCTGCCCGTCATTGATGTTCATTGTGGGCTTGCTTACCTCAAACTCAAAAAGGAAGGTGTCGGCTATGCTGTAATGTGCGCACCCGAAGTAATCGCTGTTTCTTGTCAGCTTTTCGATGACTACTCTGTTTTTGTAGTCGGGCGTTGCCGAGCTGACTGTGTTGTAAACTATATTGCCGTTTATCTCTGCCGATATTGCATACTCGCACGTCAGACCGTCTTCGGCAGCATTGTCATAGCCCGTCACTATGTTCCCAGTTTTCGAGCAGGCTGCTACGTATCTGTAATGCGCCTGCCCTGTCCTTTTCTTCCAGAGCTTGAAGTTGTCGTAATTTCCCGATATCACCGTCACCTTGACGCCTATTCTGTTATGGTCGAGCAGCATCGCCGTGCCGTCTGTGTATATCACATTGTATGTTCCCGCTTGCGTTCCACTGTAATTTGTGCTCATGTCCGTGTCCTCTTGTACTGCACCTGAAAGTACGGCGCTGGCCTCCTGCACATAGCCGTCCTGAGTAGTTGCCGTTACCATTGCTCTTATCTGATCACTCGCTAAATATGGGAATACCGCATCGAGTGTAACATCAGCACTTGCCCTTTCCGGTAAGGCCCCTTTGTCGTGGTAGCTGTATATCTCCTTGCTCTCCGTGCCGTCGTCAAGCGTCCACTTGTATTTTTGTAGGCTCACTTCGTTCTCACTTGCTATCGCCCACGTGGCCTTGCACTCAACGCCGCCTGTCTTGGCGTTTGCGTTGTTGTTAACTATCACGCTGGGCGTTATAGTTGCCTTTTCACGGCATCTCACGAAATAACAAGGCGATTTATAGTAGTTTCGATATACCTTGTATCTCGTTCCTGCCGCTATCGTTCCCGTCGGTGCGCTGTCAAGCGTGATAACGCCCGTGCTCTTGTTGTAGCCGTTTATCTTTATCTTGTTTCGGTACGGCGTGCCGTTGTTATCTCCGATAACCTCCAGCATACAATATCCGATGGTGTATGTAGTGCCGCCGTCTGTTGCCGTGTAAGGTGCGTCAATGTCTGTTACGCCCGCTTCAACTGTCACGCTCATTCCGTCTACTGCCTTGACTCTGCCCGTAACACACAGCATATCACACAGCGGTTCGTTGTTGCTGTCTGCCTGATAGAGCAGGAAGCGGTATTTGTACTCCTCGCCGTTTTGGAAGAGATCAGTCGCTACCTGCCCGTTTATCGTTACCGTGTCGCCGTTCCTGTACTGCCCCGACCACGGTATATTTGTTCTTGGTGCGTAGCTGTACCCGAGTATATCCCCCGTGACATTATCGTAGTATTCCGCTCTCCACCAACTTAAATTGTCGCCGTTAAAGGTAAATCCTATCCTTACCGGGTTGATGTAGTCGTTCACCTCGCTCTCCCAGGGCTGCCCCGGGTGTTCGAGGGTCTTGTCTACGTATATTGTTTCATTGTCGGGTGTTACGTTTATCGGTGCTTCAATTGCCATTTTCTCACCTCTTATCTCATCTGAGTCTCATTTACAACGAGATCCACAAGTTTTTCTATCATCTTGCCAACTTCCTTGGAATTGCTTGTGGATATATTTCCAAGGCTATAGCTGTAGTTGTAGTTGTTGACTGTCGTGTTCTTGCTGACCTTGGAAAGCTCGGCGTATGCCTGCTTAAGCTCGGGCAGGAAGTTCTTGACACCTACGCTTTCAAGCGAGCTGACCATTTCCTTTATTTTGGATATTATCTCGCCGTTTGTATCACCAAGACCAAGCTTTTCTATAACAAGATTATCCTGTGCCTTGGTAAGCTTATCATAAGCCTGCTTTAGCTTGCTTTGGTCAACTTCGAGCTTAAAGCCCGTTGCCTCATCGTAGTCCTGCACATTCTTGTTACTTGCTATGCCCTCAAGCTCCTTGCGGGCATCGGTAACATCATTTATCTTGTTCTTAAGGTTTTCAAGGCTCTTGGCGTAGGTCTGATTAGACTTTTCCTGACTCTTGGCAAGGTCCTCTGCGAGCTTCTTGCGGTAAGCGTATATCTTTTCCTCGTAGCTCCAGAACTTGTCAAGTGTCTCTTTCTGCCCCTTGTAGTACCTGTTATTGAGGGTTTCAAGCTCGTTATAGTATTCTTCATCACTCTTGCGCCCCATATTATGTTCATGTTCGAGTGCCTTGAAGTACTCCGAGACAACGTCCTCGGCAGCTTTAGTGACTTCTGATTTACTGCTCTGCTTCTTGCCCTCTTTGAACCCGCCGCTTATGATATCGGCAGCTATGTTGTCTATACCCTTGCTGTAAGCGTAAGAGGTCAGATACTGATACAGTCCGTCTGTGTATTCCTCTGCCTGGTACTTGGCTATATCAGTCAGTTTGCCTTTATCGAGCTGACCTGTGAGCTTCCGGAGGAGCGCCATATCGCCGCCGTTTGCTCTGTAAAGCGCATTAGCTTCTGTAAGCTGCTCCTGTGCGGCGAGCTTCATATTCTGCACCCTCGCCTCGATTAGACGCTCGATAGCCTCCTTTTCAAGTGTATAGCCATCTTCGGCCTGCTTGATACTGCTTATAAGCTCGGGGTATTTCTCTATGAGGTCAAGCATTTCAAGGGTTGACATCTCATTGCCTTCGGCTATATCCTTTTGGATAGAGGCAAGGCTTGAAAGCTCGGAAGCGTAGCTTTTTACTGCCTTTCCTGCTGTGTCGTATGCCTCGGTTATCTCCTCGGCCGACCTGTTCATGTATGCAAGAGCCGCAGCGCCTTCTTCAATTCTCTTGCTCATACCATCGAGCACATCTGTGTTTTCGGATATATAGTCGGTAGCGTCTGCTATAGCCTTGTTGTTCTTTTCTATGGCGCTGGTAAGATTATTGACAGTTTGACGTGTTTCGTTATACGCCAATTCGGCATCAGCTAATCTTTCTTTAGCCTCATTAAGTTTTTTCTCACCATCATCTTCATATCTTAGAACGATTCTGACCTTGACTTCTTCTTCTGCGGCATTTTTCCTCTCTAACGCTTTGTCTCTACTTTCAATTGCCTCTTTCAGCTTCTGTTCAGCATCGTACTGATCCTGATACATCTGCTTAAGACTGTCTTGCAGAGCAAGGGTCTTATAATAGCGCTCATAGTCATTTATAAGGTCTTTGAGCTCGCCACGCTGCATATTGAGCTTACCTGTAGTCTCATCGAAAGAAAGACCCAACCCGTCCATATTGCCGTTAAGCTGACTGACAAGGGTGTTTATTCTTTGATAGTCTTCGGCAGTCTTGTCCTGCTTTTCTGTAAGATCGTAGAGCGTATCAGCAAGTCTCTGATATCCGCCGTATTCGCTCTCTATCGCTGACGCATTGTCAGCACTCGCCTGCGCTGACTCGTTCATAGAATCTATAAATTGGCTTACTTCTTCGGCAGCATCGTGAGCAATCTGCTCGGCTTCGCCCATTTTGAGGAACTCTTCGTTAGCTTCTATTGTACTCTTAACAAGCTTGGTGCCGATAACGCCTGCAAGAAGCGTTACGGCAGTCACAAGAGCTAGCACGGGGTTAACGCTCATTGTGGCATTAAGTGCTGCCTGTTCGACCGTCTGCTTTGCAGTAGCGCCCGAAAGAGCCACCATAGCGGTTTTAAGGCTTCCTATAAACTGTATAAGGCTTGTTATCGTCTGCGATATCTTCATAGCCGCCTTAAGGGCAAGCATTACTTCAATGGTCGTCGCTATCTCCGAGCGGTATTTGTATATAAACTCTACCGCCCTCACAAAGATATCTATAAGGGAATTCAGCGCCGCAGATACGTCCTTGATAACAGCACTAAGCTGCCCGCTCTCCTTGGCGTCCTTGACGAGCTTGAACAGGCTGTCGGCCTTGCCCTGCACATCGCCGAGGTTGTTTATAAGTTCCTCGCCCACCATAGCGGAAAGCTCGGTTATTTCTTCTTTGAGGATCCTTGAACGGTTAGCCCACTCACCGGAAGTCTTTGCAAAGTCACCCTGCACAAGAGAGGTCTGCTGCATAACATAGCTATACCGCAGCTGGACCTTTTCAGCCTGAGTCATCTGCTTGACGGTCTTTTCAATGCCCTGTTCGAGGGCGAAGGCGTTGAGGTTAGCTTCGGTCATCACTATACCGAACTTTTTAAGCGTTTCCGTTTCGCCCGTGAATACGGAATTCAGCGCTGTGGCTGCCACCTGCTGTTCTACATTATAGAATGATGCCATATCCGCCGAAAGCTCTGTGAGAGCTATACTCATATCAGCTGCGGCGTTAGCCTCTAAGTCCATACCACGAGCCATTGCCATGAAGGTTGAACCCGTTTCTTTGGCTGTCAGCTTGCTTATGCCAAGAGTCTCAATCGCCTTGTCGGATAGATCCTCCATTTTATAAGCGAGGTCGCCAAAGGAAGTATCAACTACATTCTGTACCTCACGCAGGTCTGACGCCGTCTCAATCGCTGCCGAGCTTAAGTCTTTAAGCTTGTTAACAGCAATAGCCGCACCCGCAGCGATAGCGGCCTTGGTGAAGTCAGAGAGCTTCTCCTTGGCGCCGAGTATGCTGGTCTTTAAGCTGTCAAAGGTCTGTTTTGCTTCGTTGTTAAGACCTTTAAGCTCGTTTTTCGCACGCTCTATCTCTCTTGTAAGAGAAGTATACTGTGATTTGCTTATCTCACCGCTCTCAAAAAGTGTTTTTGCCTGCTTTTCGTACTCAACAAGCTGTGCAAGCCTTGTTTTTGTATTCTCTATCTGCTCACTTAGGAGCGAAAACTTCTGTGCAAGCAGCCCCGGGTTATCGGAATCCAGCTTCAGAGACTTGTTCACAGTCGCAAGGTTATTCTTAAGTTCTCTCGCTTCGGCATCGATCTCTTTCATTGCCTTGCTTATCGAGGTACTGTCTGCCCCGAATTTTATTGTAATGCCCTTATACTGTGCTGCCATAGTTCACCGCCTATCCGAAAAATGCCTGTATATCTGCGGGGGTAGCTTTCCTTATCCCGCCGCTGTTATCTTCTGTGTTATCATCGCTCTCGGTCTTATGGAATGATGCTATTTCGCTCATTATGCTTATAACGGAGCTGACCGTCAGCTTATTTATATCATCTATCGAGAGCCCGTAAGCGACACACAGCGCCACGAGCTTTTCTGTGTTGAACGGCTCGTCCTCGCTGTCGTCGTCATTGTCCTTATCTGCCTGCTGCTCTTCCTCGTGCTCGCCGAGGGAGCTGGTGTAAAGCCGCACCGCCTCGGTCATTACAGGTGCTATATCAACACCCTCAAAAATATCCGTCCATACATCGAATGAGGGTGTGCTCTCGTCTGCCGTCTTTGCCATTGCCCATATAAGCTTAACGCCTGTTACTGCGAGCTTGGTGTAGTAGGCCTGCTCATCAGCTTCTTTGAGCGCATTAAGCTCTGATATATCGTCATTATATTCCTGCCCGAACTGCTGCTTATATCTAAGCATCGTGCCGAGCGTAGCGGCAAGCTCTACACGATTGTTGCCTATCATCACACTACCTGTCATGTCAGATACACCCCGTCAAACCACGTATCATACGCCTGCTCGCCAAAGAGAACGCTTGCGCTGTAATCTGCATTATACCCTCGAAGGAGCCTTGCTATCGGGCGGCATACAGCTATTTTGAGCTTCTGTGTCTCCAGCTCTACGCTTTCGCCAATGGTTTCTCTCTTAAACTGCGGAAGCAGCGCTATGCAGTCATAATACACAAATCTCTCGGGAGTTAACCCGTCAAGCGTCTCAAAGAGCATAGCAAAGTGCTTTGATACCGTCTTACCCTCAATGAGTACGCCGTTTTCATACCTATAGCCGAAAACGCCTGTTAAAAAAGTGAGCGGCAAGCTCACAACACCAAGCTCACCGCTCTTATACGCACCCTTAACGCCTGCGGGAATATCTATCCCCGCTGCGTTTATTATCTTGAAATCTGCATGGTCGTCAAGAGTCAGGCTTTCGGCACCGGGCAGGCCCGCAGGAGTAGCGTAACCGCTGCCCGACATTATAGCATAGTGGGCGTTAGAAAGCCCATACTTAACACTCACTTTACATCACCCTCTTAGCCGCCCTGTCCAGTTGTGGGGGTCTCTGTCTGGTTGCCCGTCTGCTCTCCGGTCTGCTCACCGGTCTGCTCGCCTGTCTGCGTGTTGTTAGACTCTGCCGCAGGCGGCTCAACGACGGCGCTGAACCATGTGTCGTAATTTGGACTTGTGGGATATGCCGCACGAAGCACGTATTTGTCGTTCTCTCTCGGCATGGCCGTAAGACTCATTGACTCATTAGGAATATCGATATTCTCTTCGAGTGTCTTGCCCATAAGTGCGGGTCTGCCTGCGGAGCATCTGTAAAGCCAGAACTTCCTATCGTAAGGGTCTCCGTTAATCTTAAAGCCCGTAGCAAACTCTTTTGTAAGAGCATCGGCATTGACGAGCAGATCGCCCGTGGTCGCATCGATAGTATCACCAAATACATCTACTCTAAAATCATCAGGCACAAGGACAACCTCGAAATCGCCGTCAAAGCCGTGGTTCTTTACGTTCTGGTAGTACTCGATATTGTCAGCATACTTAATAATCTTTGCAATCTTAGCAGGGAGATTAAGATTTACAGCACCGGGTATAGCCTTAGGTGTGCCATAGGTATATGTCTTTGTCTGTGATGCATAGGTCGAGACTGCATAATGCACTTCCGAAAGACCGAACTGCACCTTGTTTGCTTCACCGCTCATTTATCATTCCTCACTTTCTTTTATATATATTGATATTTCGTATGAACTCATCACCGCACCGAATTGCTTAAGCGGTGATTCGTTGGTCTTTATGTAGAAAAGCTCATACACATCAAGTGCAGCTTCAAGAGCCGCCCTGTCTTCCGCAGCAGTTTGTATAGGAGAATACAGCTCTATCCGATAATCCTCGGCTTTTATATAGGCCTTATTATCGGCGGGGCTGTTATCGCTGCCCGAGAAGAAAAAGTTTATATATGGCATTACAGGCATTCCTTTGGCGCCTGAATAGCCATTCTCCCTTGTCGGGAACACCGAGCCCAGAAGCTCATAAAGCTGTTTTCTTGACGTTATCATTGGCTTTCCTTCTTCATCAGTCTGTCGATATCGTCACCGCATTTTCTGATAGCGACATCGGCATTATTGTTTATGTGTGGTATACCCTCAGTACGCTCACCGACAAGCGGGTTGTCGTGGCCGTGTTCAAGTAAGTGAGTAAGCTGGTATTTGGTGGCGTTTCTTACAACAAATGTCACATCACCGGCGCTCTGCCGCTTTGTGACCGTCCAGCCCGCTTTATAATCACCATACTTTTCAGGCGAATCCTGCACGATCTTATCTTTCAGCTCGTAGGCGCTGTCCTTAAGGAGTTTTTCCATATCCGCTGTTATAGCGTCACACTCGCCCTGGAGATAGTCGGCAAGGTCTTCGAGCTTGATCTGCGAAACGCCTGTATATCGGTTTCGTGTAGCACTTGACCGAAAATCAGCATCTTTGGCCATTGTTACCACCTATTTCTTTTTCACAATAGAGCATTATCTTATCGTGACGGAACATATAGTCATCGGTGTACTTCACCGTGAAATACAGCCCCTTGAACAGTACAAGATAATCCTGCGGATTCAGGACTATATCCTCTATCTCCTTGCCATAGCGTATCTTGAAGGATATATCAGCGTCTATATTGGCTCTCGCCGCCTGCGCCGTGAGCGAGGGGTTATATGTATTTACCCTCGCCCATAGCGTCTTGATAGGAGTGGGCGTGCTCGGATACTCAGCGCCTGTTGTCGTCAAGCTCGTCACACGCTTATATATCGTTATGCGCTCGCTGTAAGCGCCGGGGTCGTCAGTCCTCGCCATGTTCAACACCGCCTATCAAATTTCTGTCATGCAGGTCAAGTATGCCCTTAGCAAGCGGGTTAAGCGTGTTGTTGTCAATGGTGAGCCTTCTGCTGTCATGCATTTCCGCCACAATAGCAAGCAGCGCTACCGTTATATCCTCGTAATCATCAAGCTCATCACTTTTGAGGCCTGTATGCGAGCATATAAACGCCTTAGCCGCAGGCAGCATAATATGTACGATAAGCTCGTCGCTATCATCGTAGTCTTCTCGACAGTAATCCTTTATGAGGCCAGGCGTAAGCTCGCTAACTTTCATTACGAACCACCGCCGCCGTTGCCGCCCTGTGTCAGTGCAGCCATAACGAGCTTAGAGAGCTTCTGTGCGTTCTCGACCTTGGAATCAAGCTCCATCCAGCCTACTACGCCGATTGCGTGCTGTGTTGCATACTTTTCACGAAGGACCTGAAGCTCCATAGTCTCTGTTATTCTTACAGCAAGACCCGAAAGGTCGCCATAGAAAATAACAGTCTTGCCTGCGGCAGGCTCGGGCATATTATGTGATGTATATACATCCTTACCGAGGAGCACGTAGTTCCACTTAGCCGAAAGGTCACGGTTAAGCATATATTCCTTGTTTTCGTCCTTAAGCTTTCTGATAGCCGTTCTGGTCTTGCGGTTCATGATCCATACGCAGTTGCCCTGATATGCATCGGGCACCTCGTCCTGTACATCTATCAGCTCATCAGCTGTGATAGCTGTCTGAGATACTGCTGTAATAGACTGTGTAACGCCAGCGTTAAGGCCTGTTATCTTGTTTGTAGTGCCGAAGAGCAGCTCCTTTTCAAGCCACTTTGCAGCCTCTTCGGCCATTTTATTGATAACATAATCAAAAAGGTCGAGATCTGAGTTGTTAAGCAGTGACTTGGATATCTTGGTGAGTACGCCTGCAAGGAACGCACCGAGTGTGATAGTCGAGAGCGATGTAGCTGTGCTTTCAAGTTCCTCGAACTCATCAGCGTAAGCCACTGTAATGCCTGTCTCGTTCTCTTCGTCAGCCACATAGGGTATAGCGATATTGCCCTTAGTGTAGTACTTAGTAGCAAGCTGGAATATAGGTGAGATATCAACGATCTTGTCAATGATCTTATTGACGATAGATGTCTTGATAACTGCGCCGTTTTCACCCTTGGTCATGTTAGCATCTTCACGCTCTTCGACAACGCCTCTGATATAGTTAACAAAGGCTCTCTGCTCCATATCCTCCTTAGACTTGTTCTCAGTCTGATTAACAACAACGTCCTTGGTGAGCTGTCTTGACTGCTCGAAGCTTCTGAGGGTCTTGTCGATATTCTCGATCTCTGCCTTAAGTGCGTCGAACTTCTTCTGCTCTTCCTCATCAAAGGCTCTTTCTTCCTTGTCGATGAGGGCAAACATAGCGTCAAGCTCTGCGGCCTTGGCTGCCCTTGTCTCCAGTAATTTCTTAAGATTCATGTTCAAACTCCTTTCCTCTGAGCTTTATAAGCTCCAGTTCTGTTTTTATAAGACTGCGCTTAACTGCTGTCTTATCGTCCTTTTCTTCTTCCGGCTGCTCAGGCTCTTTGCCGTATTCGGCCTCGTCCTCGAAGCTGCGGCATTCCTTGACGTTTGCCTTTTCGCTCCTTGCTTCAAGCACCGATGTGCCGATATACGCAGGTGTTACCGTAAGTATCGATACCTCTACCAGGTCAAAGTCACGAAGTTCACGCCTGCTGAGGTTATCGTTTATCTTCTCAACGCTGTCAACAGGGTTACAGAAAGCAAAGCTCCAGCCGGTGAACTTTCTCTCCTGCGCTGCCTTGACGACTTCCTCGTCTTTTATGGTTGCTCTTGCAAACAGTCCGACAGAGTCCTCGTAGACTTCAAGATTACCCTCTGAGCGAGCTCCTAAGTGCTTACTGTGGTTAAGGCATATCTCAGTATCACTGCTCTTGTCAATAGCTCGCTTAAATGCTCCTGCCCTGACACGCTCAACAAATGGCGTTTTTATACCTCCGCCTGACATTTCAGGCGGCAGCACTCTGCTGTCACGCTCAACGGCATTGACATAGCCGCTTATCTCAACGGTGTCCTTGGCCCTTATCTCAATTTTTATCACGATATCACCTCGCCTTCGTGCCTTTTTATTAAGTGTAGCATAAAAAATTCGGAAAAATCGGAAAGCTATAAATTTTTTTATAAAAAAAGCACCTGCCGCCGATTTTTCATCGACAGCAGGTGCGCTGTGTGCTATATTCTGTTTTACCCGGGGAGAAATAGTCATCTCGACAGTTCTATTGATTCGATTTCAGAGGCGAATAGCGTTACACCACTATCATCATTTTCTTCACAGAGGATATCAATGCTTTCTTCGTCTTGTTCGGGGTTATCATATTTATCAGAAAATGCATACACATACCAATGCCAATATGTTCTATCATCTTTGCAATGTATATCAACATTTTTTCCTTCATATAGTTCAAGATCCATAAGCAATCACTCCTTCTTGTTCTTATTTCTCGGTGAAAACGGGCTTAAATGCGTTTTATTCAATGAATATGATGCTCTAACATATGATGTGCTTCGCTTTAGTTTGGTGTCAAAAGCAAGGTTATTAATATGAGTATCATATCTTTCATTGATAATACCGCCCTTAGAAATAAAAATCTTGCCCTTTTTGAAATTTTCCTTTAGAATTATTTGTAGTCTCTCAGTAGGAACATTAAAATAACTTTTTTCTATTCCTTGAGCCAAATAGCTATTATATACCTCAGTCCCTCTTATGTGACGGTCTTGAATCGTCGGATTGATATCCAGACTTATTTCTCCGTTCTTCAGTTTCTGTTCTAATAGCTTTTGCTCTTTTGTTTCTATTATATCACTTTTCCCCGATTTGTCAATACCATTTCCCGAATCACCTCCGCCTATCCCGCCACCGAGATCAGGTGCGTGCATAGCTCCTCCGCCCGAGATAAACTTACCGTCGGCTCCGTGATTGGGGTTAAACCTCTCCTCGTCTATCTTCACCCCGCCCTCGCCGAGCTTGGTGGTCTGATTGGTATTAGGTGTGTAAACCGTCTTGGTCTTGGGATCATAGAGCACATCGTCAAGACCGAGGGTGATAAAGTCAAGACCGAGCGGGTCGAGATCTTCTTTATATCTGACTTCGTCGGGCTGTAACCACTTGGAGCGCAGCGCTATTTCGTATGCCTGGAAGCGTTTTAGCATATCTGCCTTCATACTCTCGGAAAGGTCAAACTCAAAGTACATATCGCCCTCGGGAGCATATTTCTCGCTTTCAAGCAGCAGTTCCTTGTTGGCACTCTTTGTAAACGCCGTGAGTATAGGCATAATAGCCGTCTTGATAGCAGCTATGCGCTCATCATCGGAAGCCTTTGAGGATATAACGTCGGTATTAAGTCCGAAAAGAGCACATATCTCGTTATTTATCTCCTTTTTCTGCTCTGCAAGCTGCTGCTCGACTGCTGTCTGTGATATTTCTGAGAACTTAACGCCGTTGTTTAGTATAAGCGCCTTGTCACCGTCTGAGGAGTACATATCCTCCCAGGCGGCTTTTAGCTTTTTAAGCTCAGGATCACCAAGTTTGTTTTCTGATTGCAGCACGCCTCTGCGCTTGCCGCCGTTCTTGGAATTTTTAAGTCCATAGCGTATAAGATAATACGCCGAGGCGAGCAGGTCGTTGTTATCGTCTATTATGCTCTTACCGGTAAGGCCATTCTTGGTACGGCGACATATCTTTAGGAATTCAAAACTCTCATAGCTCTTGCCGCCGACTTCCAGTATGCCGTCGAGGAAGATAGGGTCTGCGTTTGTCATATGCCCGACATTATCGGCATCAACGTATAAAAGCCTGCTGGGCTTGCCCTTGTACTTTGCTATGTACATATATCCTGCGCCACGCCTGAAATAGTCCTCTGCCATCTGCCGCCTGCTCTGGTATGGGTCAAGAAGCCCACCCGTGTCGTCATTGAGCAGGCGAACACGCACATCGTCTCTTATGAGCTCGGTCTTGCCGTCCTTTTCACGGTATAGTCTGATAGGCAGCATAGCTACCGTATCACAAATAAAGGCAAGCGAAGCCGCAAAGGCGGGTATTTCAAGCGCTTTTTCAAAGTCTATTTTTACAGCGCCCCGTGCAGCAAGGAAAAGCTCGAAGTCCGTTTCCGGCGTTTCAAGGCTCCTGCTGCTTATATCGCTCTTATAACGGTTATCGAGCGCAGCGCTGACATAATCTATATGTCGCTTATCCATAGTTTCTCTCCTCTCTTATGTCTGTACTGCCCAGCCGCCGCCAGCAAGCAGCTCATTTATGTTGAGCAGATATACTGCGATTATAACAGATACTACCATATCCACCTTGCCGCTTGATTTCTTCTTATTGACATAGCGGTTAAGGTTTGTATCGTAGGTACATCTTGCGTTTGAAAAGTTATTCTCTAAAAGCAGATTCTGTGAGTATGCAAATTCCTGCTTCATTATGCTTTCATATAACAGCTTGGTCGCCGGGTGCAACACGCTTGAATGCTGCTTTACCTCTACACAATCTATCGGGTTATCTGCCGATTCAAACTTTTGCACCGAAGAAATAGCGTTATATCGGTCAAAGCCCAGCTGGAATACCTCGCAGCCGTATTTTTCCTCGATATCAAGCACATACTCTTCTATCACCGAGTAATCTATAATGAGATCACCGCAGGCTATACATTCGCCGTTCTTTATCGAGCGTTTATAGTCAAATCGCTCTTTATCTGTCTTACGCTCTATTGCTTCTTCGGGTATAAAGCCCATGACCTTAGCATATATCCTGCCCTTATACCAGCAGACCATTGCCACAGATGTATTATCATCACTCATCGACAGGTCAAGGCCGAGATATACCGTCTTGCCACGCCAGAAGCTATCAGGAATATCCTCCCTACACTCTCGCACTCTGTTTATATCCACAAAGCCCTCGGTACCGAGCGACTTATATTTGATGTTACAATGCTTGCAAAGGAAGTTCTCTCGTTTGTTCTCGTAGGATATAGCCCTTGAACGCTTCTTTACAAGTGCCTCGAAGATATCAGTATTATACACGGCAACGGGATTTGACTGATATATAACATTATCATCTTTATCCCACTTGTTGATGATCTCATCATTCGGCTCATAGAGCAGAGCGAAATATCCCTTTTCATCGTTGAGATTATCGAGCATCTTCTTGGCAATATCAATCTCGTCTATCATAACATTATCGTCATTAGGGTACTGCGTTGAGATGATAATACCGAGCTTGTTGAGTATCGTGATCTGTGATGATCTCATAGCTTCGACAGGGTAGTTATCGAGCGCCCCTGCTTCGTCGGCAAGGAAGGCGTTAGCGAGCTTACCGTCCATTCTGTCTGTGGAGTAAGCAAGCGGTGTATACTCGGTCTGAGTGTCGAGCATTGTTATCATATCACGGGTTATCTTGAAGTGATTTGTCAGCGCAGGCGAGCATTTGAGTATTTTTCTTACTGCAAGACGCAGCTCAGATGAGAGCTTATAGTCGGGTGCAACAGAGAACAGTCTTGAGAACGGCGGCTCGATGAGCATAAGGATAATAAATACGACCGCTGCATTGAATGTCTTGAAGTTCTTTCTGCATATCTCCAGCAGCGCTGTTTCGTAATAGCGTATGCCCTTACGGTCACGCCGCATAGTACACAGCACCGCATACACAAAGAAATGAGCATACAGCTCCAGCCCCTCATACATCGGCTTATGCAGGTCGGGGTGGATCATCAGCTTTAGTATAGCCTTTATCTTTTTGGCACGCTTTTTTGAGAAATATGCGTCGCTATCCCTGCCCTCGTAGATATCGAGCCAGCGTGAAGCCTGCTTTTTGACATATCTGCCGACCTTGCCCTCGTCCTCGCTTATACAATAGCGGCAGTATTCCACCGCCTTTAGTTCCTTGCTCATAGCACCACCTTTGCCTTAAATGCCTGTTTTTATAATCATATCACATATTTTTCGGAAAAATCGGAAAGGTGGGTAAAAAAATAAACGCCTGCGGCCGACATTGTTGTCGGTCGCAAACGCTTAACAGCAGTATTTAACTTGCCGGGGACATTCATGTCCTTAGCAAATGCCTTTAAACAGGCGGTTTGCAACTTGCTTGTAAGTTGCAATTGGTTTCAATTAGTTTCAATTCAGTTGCTTTATTGGTTTAATCGGTTTATCTATTGGCGTATTATCCAATTAATTCAAACTCCTTTGAAAGATCGTTTTTCATATCTTTAAGGATTTTTTCTATTCCGTCTCCGTCCCAATATGACCACGCATCATCAAAAACGTTGTTTTGTGCCATCTCCTCATTGGCTGCTTCGATGCAATATATCAAACCGCCCTTTGGTGCTTCAAAACAATCGAGGCGCAAATAAGTACCGCCTATTTTATAACAATCAATTACGCTAATACCCTCGATTTTTGATTTGAGTGCATACCTTTCAGCACCGAATTCGTTAATCCACAATTCAATAATTGCTTTTTTAAACTCTAAACTCATCATATTACCCCCTTCTGTTAGTCTTTATCGGTCTTCCATGTATATCAAAACGTTTAGTTCCGTATTTACCCTCACTTAACTTATAATATGCAACGCTGTGATGAGAGCGCTTTTCAGGATGATACATCAATGTTTTTTGCTTTGTATTATCAAAAAATACTCTGTACCCTCCGCCGTCTTCAAACGAAATGTTTTTGAAATTACCATTTCCAAGTGGTCTTATATCTAATCCTTGTGATTTGTATGAGAAATACTTTTCATTTGGTGTAGTTAATCCGAGTTTTGAAGGGTCTTTGGCATATTCTTCAAATGATAATCCTTTTTTATCAATTATACCACTTTCCTGCGGTTTGTCAACCCCCGCACCGGAACTTACAGCATTTGCAGCACCACTCCCCGAACAGAACTTCCCGTCGGGGCCGTGATTATGATTATATCTCAGCGCAAGAGGGTATAGGTCAAACTCCACCTCAAAATACACCTGCATAGCTCTTATAAGCTCCAGCTCGGCTCTTATCTGTGAATGTGTCCTACTCATCCTCTTCCTCCTCATCATCGTCGGAGGTGAGTATCTTCATGAGCGGGTCTTCTTCCTTCTTGGCAGCCTTGATATTGGCAAGCTTTGCTCTTGACTGCGGAGAAAGCCCCAGCTCGTTACACCCTCGGAAAAACTCTGATGTGTACCGGCTCTTGGTACCCATAAGCCCGGGGCTGCGTAACAGCTCCGGTTTGTCATTGACCATTTGCTCGATAGTGTTAATTCGGTCGATAGCGATAGCTGTACTGGTGAGTATGTATATGTCAGCCGAGCCCAGCACCTCACTCTCTTTGAGCATACCTACTATCTTGCGGAAGATCTTCTTCTGCTCGGGTGTCATATCCTTGGGCGGTGTGAGCTTAACGTTCTCACCACGCAGTTTCTTTTCTATGCGCTCACGCTCGGCAATCTCGGCCTTTGTCTGCGATTTATCAGTGAGCAGTCTTGCAGGCTTGGCGGGTCTGCCTCCCATAGCAAAATCTCCTTTCAAAAAAGCCCCGACTCGGCAATCTTAATGCAGCAGCGGGGCAATTTTTTCATTTTACAACTTTTTTGTGTACGAAGG